CAAGCCCCCCCGGCAGCCAAAGCGGAAAACCAAGAGTGGGCGGGCGAAGCCCGCCGCCATGACCGGCGGCTACGGCTCCAGCTACGGTACGCAGGCGGGACAGAACGCCTATGCCAGCACGATGAACAGCTTGGACAATGTGCTGGACAGCCTATACAGCCAGAGCAAGGCCCAGTACAACACGGAGAAGAGCGGCCTGCAGCAGCAGCTGAGCGGGCTGCAGAGCGCGGAAAAGCAGGACTACAGCCAGTACCAGAACGACCTTGCCAACTGGACCGAAGGCCTACAGTACAAAAAGAACGAGTACGACAACGCTTACAGCGCAAAGCAGAACGGGTGGCAGAATTTTATGAACGGGGCGCTGCAGGTGGCAGGCATTGCAGCGAAGATCCTGCCGCTGTTCTTTATTTAAGGAAAGGAGAAAAGAATGGGAACCATCAAGAGATTGAACGACGCGCAGCAGCGCCTGCAGGACGCGGAAAACGCCATGCCGGGGGCCTACGATGACCAGTATGCGCAGGGCATTGCCGACACGCTGGACAAGATGGGCACGGCCAGCGGCGCGGGATTTGACTTTACCACGGCAGACAGCGGCTACAAGGACGCACTGACACGGATGGTGGGCAATGCGAATGCCGGTGCAGATGCGGCAGCAGCGACCGCAGATGCGCTTTCCGGCGGGTATGGCGCGGACTATGCAAAAAGCGCGGCAGATCAGGCAGCAGCGGCGCAGACGGCAAACACCGGCAGCACCCTTGCTGCAGCACGGGCGGACGCACTGGCCCAGTGGCAGCAGGAGCTTGCCGGTGCGGGCGACCAGCTGGACACCCTGCTGGGACAGCGCGCACTGGAACGCGGCGAGTATGACAGCAGCGTGAGCAATGCAGCAAACTGGCGCAATTACCTTTATGACCGCACCCAGCAGGCACGGCAGGAGAACAGCGACTTCTGGAACAATGTGTGGAACGCCGTGAAGGGCATTGGCAGCACGGTGATGGAAGGATACGATGCGTACAAGGGGTACAGCCAGCAGAAGTGGGAAAACGAGTTCAAGGAAAAACAGTACAATGACAGTCTGGCACGCACTCAGCTGAGCGATCAGGTGGCGGCGCTGCAGCAGGCCACCGCATACAAACAGGCAGGCTTTGATGATGCAGCGAAAGCAGTGCTGACGAAATATGGTTTGGACGAGACGATGCTGGATACATGGCAGGGCATGAGCAGTGTACAGCAGGATCAGATGGCGGCACTGCTGCAGGGTGCAAGTCTGGCAGGAAGTGGCAATGACACTGCAGCCAAAAACTACCTGCAGATGGCGGGCGTAGATACCGGCAGCATTGACTATTCGCCCACACTGAACCAGCGGCAGCTGAATTACACAGCAAACCAGCTGGCACTGAATAACCGTTATAGGACGACCGGCAGCGGGAGCAGCAGAACGAGCAGAACGAAGAGCGGAAACACAAGCTCTGGCAGCGGCAAGACGGGAACGACCGGCTTTACCAACAGCCAGCTGCAGACGATGGCAACAAAATTCTCCGGGATGAAGAAGACAGACCCACTGTATGACTTCTACCAGCAGACCCTGACGGACGCGGGGTGGCTGAAAAACAGCACGGCGGGAAGCAACGGCACCAGTGGGCAGGCAAACACCCGCAGCAGTCCGCTGCGCAGCGGACTTGCAACGGCGCGCGGCATGCAGGCGAGGGGTTACAGTCTGGACGATATTGCGGGCAGACTTTCTGCAGACGGCATTACGGACAACACGCTGTCGTCCATTATGAAAATTCTGGAAGCGGAACGATAAAGGAGACCGGCAGTTATGAGCAAATGGACACCGGAAAGACTGAAAAAAGACAGAGAAAGTTGGGAAGCGAAAAACAACAGCCGCACCACAAACCGGACGGCAAGCACCGGTACAGCTGCGGGAACAGCAAACACTACGGACAAGTGGACACCGGAACGCATTGCAAAAGCGCGGGAAAGCTGGGAAGCGAAAAGCAGCGGACAGAATGCTGCCAGCCCGGCTGCGGCTGCAAGGCAGAACACCGGCACGGGCCTTGGTGCACGGGTGCTGGCGCAGATGACGGGCGCGGACAGCGGCCACAAGCTGCAGCTGGCAGTGCCGCAGGAAACAGGCAGAACACAGGCATATCCGGGCAAAAGCGGCATTGTGACCGACAGCGGTACAGGTACACGCAGCAGCACTGCGCAGCCGGAATGGCTGAACGCGAAGAGCACTGCAGCTCCGGCGGCAAAGGTGACGGGAACGGTGCAGCCCACTGAGCGCCAGCGCATTGCAGGCATTGCCAGCGGAGATGAAGGCTGGTATGCACAGACTGCGCAGAAGGTGAAGCAGTACACGGAAGATCTGAAAGCGACAGACGACTTCAGCGATTTTGACCGGCTGAACCAGTGGATGGACGCTGACCCGAAGCACCGGGAACTTGTGACGCTGATGCGCATTGGCACCGGCGGACAGAGCTATGCCGAGAAAAACAACGCCATGCAGCCCCAGAGCGTGAGCGGTGCTGCAGCCAGCGCAGCAGTGCCGGAAAAGAGTGCGGGCAGACGGGACTACACCGATGCGGAACTGCTGGCAAAGGGATACAGCCGCAAGGAGATCAGCGAAGCGCGGCAGTACATTGCCGACTTTGATGCGCTGCCTGCAGGACAGCGTGCAGCGCGGCGCGCGGCCAATACCATTGGCGGTATTGGAGACACGGTGGCATCCTCGGTTTTTCTGGCGGGTGAGACCGGCGTACAGAGCGCAAAGAATGCAGCAGCGACCAGCAGCAACTGGAAGCAGCTGCAGCAGGATGTACAGAGCGACGACCGGCAGCAGGAGCTGCTGCGCCTGATGACCGGCGGAAAGACACGGTATGCAGCACGGGACAACACGCTGCAGCTGGCACAGAGCAGCGGTGCAATGGCCAGTGCCCCGGCGGCACAAACAACGCAGAGCGATGCCTACACGGATGCAGAGCTGATCGAGAAAGGTTACACGCAGCAGGAGATCGACAACATGCGGGCGCGCATTGCCGGAACGGAAGTGCATGACAGCGTAGACCCGGAGAAGAGCTTTGGTTACCAGCTGTACAAGCGAGGACAGGATCTGACCGCAGCTGCACAGGCGGGCCTTAGCCCCATTGCAAAGCAGGCGCTGGGCATCGTGAGCAGTGCTGGCGAGAACCTTGCGGTGGCGGCTATTGACCCGGCATGGGTGCTGCCGGTGCTGAGTGCGCAGGGCGGTGCGGAAGCTATGGGCCAGAGCGTTGAAAAGGGCGAAAGTGCAGGCAAGACGCTGGCCGGGGGCCTTGCAAAATTTGGCGCGGGTTGGGCCATTAACAGTGTGGGCGCAGCAGACCTTGCAAAGACCATGGGCAGTGACTACGCAAAGAATACGCTGGCGGGCAAACTGGCTGACATGGTGCGCAGCGTGGCGGCGGACGGCACGCTGGCACAGCGGTACCCGGCGGTGGCAAATGCCATCTCCGGCGGCGTGGACAATGCCATGCAGGCCTTTGTGGAGACCTATGCAGACAAGGCTATTGATGCGACGCTGGGCGACAGCGAAGCGGCGGCAGACCTGTTTAAAAGCGACACCTTTTTAACGGCGCTGGAAAGCGGCCTGACGGGCGGCGCATCCGGTGCCTTGGGCGGTGCTGTGGGCACAGGGCTTGCAAAGGCGAACGGCGGCGATGCCAGCATTGTGGGTAATGTGAAGCGGGCATACTACGAAGGACAGATGGAACGGGCACGGCAGGCATTGCAGGACGAAGTGCGGGCACAGGAGCCGGGAACGGCGATGCAGCAGACACCGGAAGAAGCTGCGGCAGGCACCCGACAACCTGCGGCTGCTACACAGGAAACGGTGCAGCCGGAAGTGACGGGGACGACAAGCGGATTTGCGACCATGCAGGATACTGCGCCGATGGTACAGAGCGAAAACCCGGCTGTGCAGCAGCTTGCCGCAGCTGTGCAGGATGGGCAGCTTACGAGCAAGACCATCAACCTATTTACACCGAATGCGGCCAATGAAGCGAACCGCGCTGCCTTTGCGGAAGAATACGGTGTTGAGCTGCCGGAAACGGAAGCAAAGACCCGGCAGGTATTGCGGGAAATGACAACACAGCAGCGGGCAGCACAGGCTCCGGCCACAGCTACCGAAAATGCGACAGTTGAAGCACAAAATACGGCCGCAATTGTAGAAAAAATGGAAGCTGACAGATCTGCGCGGCAGGCACAGACGGAAAGTGAGCTGGGCCGGAGCGGAGCTGCCGTAGAGAACACCGGGGAAAGGGTGGAAAGCAGCCCGGCGGAACAGTCTGGCGGGATGCGGGAAACTTACGGCCTTGAACAGCAGAGCCTGACCACAAAGCAGCGGGAGGTGCAGCATGAGCTGACCCGATGGCAGGTATCGGATGGGGCAAGTGCGACCATCAGCAGGAACATGCCGACAGAAATTGGAGATGCCGGGCGGTATGCAGCTGCAGCCAGTAGCCTGTACCGGCTGGGACAGATGGAAGATGTGCACACCTTTGACAAGGCTATGGAGCTGGCGCAAGGCATGAGCGGCCTTGCTGTGAACACCGATTACGTGCTGGCACAGGACGGTGGACGGGAAGCGCTGCAGCTGGCATGGCTGCAGGGACACGGAGAACTGGAAGCCGGAAAGATGCAGCGCGCAAGCCTTGGCGGAAGGCTGACGGCGGAAAGCACCAGCGGCAGCGGCCGGGTGCTGTATAAGGGAACGATGCGCACGGCAAACGAGGTGGGCACGCAGCTGATCGAACTGAATGCGAAGGCCACGAACACCGATGCGGTGCTGAAAACGGTACTGCAGGGCAGCGACCGGGTGAGGGCTTATGTGGACACCGAGACGGCGCGCATTTTCTTCAGCGACCGGGCAGAGGATGTGTTTGGCACAATCTTGCACGAGGACTACCACTGGTACAACTCACTTGATGCAGAGGGTGCGCAGGCACTGCAGCAGCATGCACTGGAATTTCTGGCAAAGAGCGAGGGCTTTGAAGGCATTGACGAGATGATCCGGGGGAAGCTTTCCGACTATGCACAGCAGGGGCTGAGCTACGAGGAAGCCGCAGAAGAACTTGTGGCGGACGCATGGCGCGGCATCTTCAGCGATGAAGCGAGCTTTAAGCGCTGGGTGGAGTTCCAGCGCGGGCAGGCTGAAAAGAACGCAGGCAAGGCAGGCAGCATCCACAAGGTGATGACCAAGGTGAAGGAGCTTTTGAGCGACATCGTGAGCCGCGCAAAGGAAGTGCTGGCAAGAGACCCGGAGAACAAGGCCGCTCTGAAAGCACAGCGCCTTGCGGTGGCAGAAAAGCGGGTGCTGCAGGACGAATACTTTGCCCATGCGGAGAGGGCTATGGACAGCCTGCGCGCCGCAAAAGAAAACGCCGCAGCCCTTGAGAACAAGGGCGCGGCGGAAGGGACAAGGTTTGAAATCAAGAAAGATGCCGAGGGAGAAACTTACATTCAGATCGACGAGGATATTCTGAAAGGAATCCCGCAGGAAAACTGGAAATCGGTAGTCAAGCAGGCAATCAGAGAACGTTTCCCGGATGGCTTTGTAAGAAACGGCTGGACAATTCTGAACAGCAAAGATGGACGCAATGAGTTTGTCTGGTCGAAGTATTCAAAGGCATTACAGTGGGAAAATGCCACAGCGTATGCGGACAAGATGCGCATGGCTGCCAATCTTGATGAAATCATTGCAACTGCGGATGAGGTGTACCGCGAGCCCGCAAATCACAAAAATGCGGAAGCCTTCAACCGCGGAAGAATTAAAATCCGCGTGGGCGAAAACGCGTATGAGGCAGATGTGCTGACAGCCATCAAACCGGATACACGGGAGATTTTTTATGATATTGTTAACATCAAAGAAACAAAAATAAAGCCCTCCGGTGGTACCCACGTAGAATCCGAAGATTCAAGGAGTAGATTGCCGGAGAGCTTTACGGAGACCTTCGGCAAAGCCCACATGGAATCCGAAGATTCGGGGAGCAGCGGGTCGAAGATCTCTAACCAGAGTATAGCACAGGAAGCCGCTGAAAACAAGGGAAATGACGGGACGCTGAAGAAAAATGTACGATATCAGTTGAGCGAGGCAGACGAGCTGACGAAGCTGCGCGACGAACAGCAGCGGCTGGACGAGCAGCGGCGGGAGCTGAAGGAAGAACGCAGTGCCTGGCTGGGAAGCGACGCCGTGAAAGAGATCGAGGCGAAGAAGAAGGCACTGGGGATTTTTTCTGCAGAAGCAAAAGCCTACCGGGACAGCGAAGAATACCAGAATTATCTTGCAAAGCGCAAAGACTACAATGCCCGTATGGCGCAGCTGGAAGACCAGAGCGCTGTGCTGAACGGCCGGATCAAAGAGGCCGGTGCCCGGATGCAGCAGCAGAACGCAAAAAAAGGCAAAGCAGAACAGGCGGTATATGATGCCAAGGCCGAAGCCCACGGCGGAAAGGCGGAATACCGCCGCGTACTGGCAAAAGAACGGTTTGGCACGACAGAGGACTTCAGACGAGCCGGATACATTCTGCCGGACGGCCAGATGCTGGACTTTGCCCAGAATGACCGAACCCGAGATACCGATCACCGGGAGATCATGAGCGTGTTCGGTTCGGCAGAGGTGAAAAATGGAACAGAAGCGCTGAACGAATTTCTGCTGGACGGCAATGTGCGCGTGATGGCTGAAGCACCGGGAGTGGATCTCTCGGCAGACACAGCACCCACCACGCAGCAGCTGGAACAGATCTGGCGAATGGTGCAGGAGCTGGGCGGCGAGAAACGGCAGTTCACACTGGACATCTCCACAGCAGATGGTCGGGTGGCAGCCGGCAAGGAATACAGCGGACGTGTGGATGCTGACCGCATAGTGCGGGAGATCCGGGAATATTACCAGACCGGTGAACTGGCACAAGAAAGCGACCTTGCAAAGTTCCGCTATCAGCTGGCAGAGCAGGCCGACCGGGATGCAAAACGGAACGACCAGCAGATGGCAAGCCGCACCATTGCGGACAAGGCTGCAGCACTGGACACCTTGAGCCAGTTCTTTGGGCTGACACGGGGTGTGAAGGTGAGCCGGACGGCCATTGAAGGACTGGCCAGCCGCTGGGCAAAGGCGAACGGCAGTAAGGCGGACCGGGCCAAGCTTGCGAGGGAGACCGAGGTACTGGTGGACTACCTGAAAGCCGACGGTGCGGACATGGAAAAAGCCAATGCGCTGGCCGAAACGCTGGCGGGAGAAATTCTGGACGGGGCAGTTTACCGCAACAGTGAGCTGTGGGACGAATACCCGGAACTGCACAAGCTGGAATATACCGTGAACAGAAGCGGACAGGCAAAGGCAGAACTGGTGAAAGCATACGGCAGCTGGAGCGAAGCAGTGGCCGAAGCGCGCAGGCACGGCGTGACCTTGCGGCAGGCCGAAAGCGTGCGGGACGGCAACCCGGCACAGCAGTACGAAAGCGTGATCAACGACAACCGCGCTGTGGACGGCACCAGCGACGGTGCAAAGGCATTGTGGAAAGCTGCAGCGCAGCAGGCGGGTGTGGATGGTGCAATGAGCATGGAAAGCACCGAGTGGCTGAATGTGCTGATGAACCTGCACGATGCCATCAAGCCTGCGACTATGAGCCGGTTTGCAGACGATGCAGAGTATGAGGATGCAAAGATCGAACTGGCGGGCAGGATCATCGGTGACATTATGGCGACACCGGAGATGACTGACGCGCAGGCTATCTTTGAGGGCATCCAGCGACACAATATGGATGTGGCAAGAGCCGCAGCAGGCAGCAAAGAACGTGCTGCAGAGGTGGCAAAGGAACTGCGCGGCGTACAGAAAGCACAGCAGCGGGAGTTTGGCCGCAGAATGCAGGAAAACCGGCGCACTGCAAACCAGAACGCCGAAGTACAGCAGATGACCGAACTGCAACGGCAGAACGCAAGAGCGGAAAAGCTGCTGGACCAGAACCTTGAAACCTTTGGTGTGGATGTTTCCAATGTGGGCAACCTGAACGAAAAGCTGACAGTGCTGCGGGAAAGCTATGAGCGGGAAATGAAGCAGGAAGTGAAACGCCTGAAGGCCGAGCGGCAGGAAATGCTGGATGAAGCAAAACTGTGGTATCGGGAACGCATGGGAGAACTGCGGGAGGAAAATGCAGATCTGAGTATGCGGCTACGGGAAGAGCAGCGGCGCGCGGACAAGGCAGAATACAGCCTGATCGTGCAGGAAAATGAGATCATGGAATGGGAGGCGGATAACGAACGTAAGCGGGCCGCATGGGAGCAGAAACAGGCGCAGCGGAATGCCCTTGCCATTGAAACAGCCCGACAGCAGCGGGACGAAGATATTGCCGTTGCGAAGGCAGTAGCGGAAAAGCGAGTGCAGCGGGCGCGGGATGCACGGAAGATGGATGAACTGAAACGCAGCATCCGTCAGAACGCGGCACAGCTGAACCAGATGCTGCTGCGGCCCAGCAAGGACAAGTATGTACAGCCGGGGCTGATCGATGCGGCAGCACAGGTGGCAAAGCTGGCGGACATGACCATTCTGAACGAACGGGCCGTGAACCAGCTGACGAGGCTGCAGGACCGGATCCGGCAGAGTGCGGGCAGCGAGAACAGCCCCAACGCCATGACCGAAGAATGGAAGCAGACCGGCGTGGATACCCTGATCCAGACGCTGCGGGACGACCTGCAGACGACAAAGGACACAAAGCTGACCAAACTGCACGAGCAGCTGGCCGAGGCAGAAGTTTTACCGGACAGCGAGAAAGCATGGGCACTGCAGGAACGGCTGCGCAAACGCATCAAGGAGACGGAGAACCGCACCTATCTGCCCATGACGGTGGATCAGATGCGGATGCTGAAGGCTATTACCAGCTCGACGCTGCATGTGATCCGCAATGCAAACAAGACGGTGAGTCTTGCAAAGGCTGAAGAAGTGAGCGCAATCGCAGAAGGCGCAGCCAGCGAGGTGAATGCCAGCAAGGGCAACCACCCCGGCGGAAAGCTGGACGGCGTGCACAATCTGCTGACAAAGTATCAGTTGGATATGCTGGGCGCGGAGCGGGTGTTCCGTATGCTGGGCGGCTACGCGAAGAACGGCCAGATGGAAAAGATGGCCCAAATGCTGAACGACGGCCAGTACCGGCAGACGAAGATCACCGTGGAAGGCGAAAAGCTGTTTGCCAACGTGACCGGAAAAGAACACGTGAAGGAAATGCAGAACTTTGCAGGCCCGGGCGCAGACCTTGTGGACGTGGGCCTGACCGATGTGAAGGGAAAGAAAGCCGAACTGACCCATGCACAGCTGTGCAGTTTGTACATGCACCTGCACAACACCGACAGCCTGAACCACCTGATGAACGGCGGACTTGTGATTCCGGATGCAAAGCTGTACAACAAAGGTGACATTGAGCAGGCTTACCAGAAGGGACAGACCGTACATCTGGGAATGCTGACGGATGCGGACGGGACCCCGACAGCGGATAGCATCCTGCAGACGGTGGAAGCGGCCATGACTGACTATGACCGGGCATGGTGCGCGGACATGAAAGAGTTCTTCGACAACTACACCACGAAGCTCATCAACGAGACGAGCCTGCAGCTGGTGGGCTACCAGCGGGCAACCGTGAAAAACTACTATCCCATTGCGGTGGATAAATCGGTGCTGGCGACCCAGATCGACGGCCTGAATCTGGACGCGACCATTGAGGGACGCGGTTTCCTGAAGAACCGCGTGAAGAGCGGACAGCCCGTTTTGCTGGAAGAATGCGCAAATGTGGTGCAGCGCAGCCTGCGGGACACGGCGGCGTATGCGGGCCTGGCCGCGCCCATCCGGGACGTGCAGAAGATCCTGAACAGCGGCGTGGAGACGCGGGAAAGGCTTGCAAACCTGAAGAACGGCATCATCAAGGAACAGTGGGGCAAGGATGCGGTGAGCTACATCGATGACCTGCTGACCGACCTGCAGACTACCCAGCGCAAGCGGCCCAGCACCTTTAACAAAGTACTGGGAAACCTGCGCGGAAACTATGCAGGCGCAGTGCTGACGCTGAACCCGGGCGGTGCCATTGCGCAG